CATGAGCGCGTAGCCACTTCACGACAGCCAGTTCAGCTGCATGGCCTTTGCGCTTCTGTGGGCTAGTCATCGTATTGAATCGCCATATCACCGAGGATGTGTTTCGGAGCGTCGTGCAGCATCTCGCGTGCATCAGCCATATGCAGACAGTTCAGATAGCCGATTGCATCGACTAGTGAATCCTCGTGCATCTTGCCTTCGTCCAATGACTTCATCAGCCGGGCCAGCTTGACGCACACCATGAACATGATTGCCTCTTGGGTGCTGAGGTTGTGGTGGTAGTTGGTGATGCTGCCGAATATGCGACGTACCCGGGTGTAGTCATCCCAGGGGTGCCCATATTGGGCCATGCGATCACCTTTGGTGAGTTGCCAGGCGCGGTAGGCCGCGTCACCTGGGTCAATGTTGCTGCTGCTCATCATCCTCCATGGGTTGTGCAAGATACCAAACGGCTATCGCAAAGTAGCAGGCAATGATGCCGACTACCACGACCTCAGCCCAGAACGCGGTCATAGGTGCTCCAGTTCTTCCAGCCGTATTTGGTTGCGATATGCCATGCCACCCACATGTTCGTTAGTGGGTCAAACAGCTCGGTGCAGTCGTCAATCATGCCTTGGGTTTGCAGGTATCCGCGAGGCCAGTATTTGGTGGGTTTGCACCATGATGGCGTGTGGATTTGCATGAGGCCGAAGCTGTCGCCGTTGTCTCCGATTGCGCCCGGTAGGCAGCCCGATTCAAGCTCTGCGACTTGCAGGGCTATCCATAGGTCGTCCAGGACGAAGCCTCCACGTAGGGCTGTGTCAGCCCATTCTCTGCAGCCTGGGCCTGTGTATGGGGGCATGGTCGTTACCACGCTCATATCGCTTCCTGATGCGTCTGAGGGGCTGTCCAAGCCCACGGTGCCCGAAAGGGGAGCCGTGTACACCGTGGACTCGGACACCAGCCCTGCTGTGTCTGTTTCAGGATTTGATACCAACATGAGGCCGAAGCCGGATACGGCACATGCCGCCATGGCAATGATGGCTAGGGGGTTCATGCGACGCTCGGGTGTTCTGGGTCGATGCGTGGCTGATGGGTCAGCTTTGATGGTTCGCTCCAATCCTCGTCAGCGTTGAATCGGTAACGCAGCTGGGCCTTCACGACCTCGCCTTCAGCGTTCCTGAACACTACCAAGTGGAATTGTTGCGCTGTCTCTGCACAAAGCCCGGTGAGGACTTCGTAGGTAATCAGGTTGTGTGTCATGTTGAGGCCCCTCCAGAGCCTGATTTGACCTTAGCGCGTCTTTCGGCGCTTGTGGGGGATTTGCAGTTTTATCACTTTTCGTACCATTCGGGCTGGTATGAACAGCACGTTGTCCGAGCCTTGCTCATCGGTGATCGACTGTGCCAGGCATAGGTGCCGGGCATTGGGCCGACTGATTCGATACCCGACGCTGTGCACCACGCACGGGCTGTCCTTTAGGTCGGATTCGTTGTACCAGTGGTCATTGTCGAGCGTGTGGGCATCATGCCACACGACCAGCACCAGGGGTTTGTCTAGTCGAGCCATACCACGTACTCGGCTGCGACTCTACCCTTGTCTGGATCCACGAAGTGCAGGCGCTGGCTGGGTATGCCGGTGGCTGCCACAAACTCGCGTGCGTATTCGTTGTGTGACTCGGGGCTGCCGGTCACGAATATGCGCCCACCATTCGACATGGTGAGGCTCATTGGTGTGTGCCAGTGGCCCATATAACAATCCGAAAAATGCTCAATAACGCCACCAGCCCAAGCATTGACCTTACGCAGAATGCCGAAAGCCGGAGTATTGCCACCAAAGCTCTTGATTTCGTCTCCGTGCACCAACAGGGCTGTGTAATTGCCAATACGCACAATTTGATACCAAGCGTCAGAGCTCTGCCAATCCTTGACCAAATGACCGACCTGACTGCGCGCGATCTCATAGCTGATGCGGTCAATGTTGTCGCCCTTGGGCATTTCGCCATACCGGCCTATGCGACCGTGGTTGCCGTATTCGCACACCACGCGCACAGACTCGAAGTTGCTAGCCAAGGTGCTGACGGTCTTGCCAATCAGCCTGGACACCTCAAACAGCTGCTCATACAAGTGGCTGTCCACCTCGTACGCCTGCCCTGGGAATATGCCCATGCCCTCAACCATGTCACCACCCAGGAGGAGCACTGCTTCACGTACTGGATGATGCTTGCGTTGAATGCTGGTGATGTGCAGCACCTTGTCAATGAACTTGTCGATGCGTTGACCGCATGTTTCCGAGCCGTAGGACACGCTTTTCTTGCCTAGCTGCCAGTCGGTGCAATGAATGACTGCAACCTCGGCCTTGCCCTTCCGGGTGTCTTTCTTGGGTGGTGTCACCTTGATTGGTGGCGTGCCCAGGCTGGCATCCTTCGCAGCCTGATACACAGCCTGCACCAACTCATCACTCTTGACCTTCAGTTTGCCGTATGCCTGCTGTGAACGTTTCAGCGCCTCACGCAACTGCTCGAGCGTCTGCTGTTGTGCAATCTCGTCACTAAGGGACATGCTTTTGCCTGAATCGTGCGATGACGTTGTGATCACATGCAAAGCCGTGCTTGGTCAACAGTGTCGCTACGGATTGGCAGCTGTACTGCAAATCGTAGATGATTTGGTACCACTCTTCACCGTTTGGTTGGTCATCCAACCATTTTTCAAGGCCAGCCACTTTATTTATTTTTGGCTGGATTTCGTCGCGAAGTGCCATTGTCATGATCCTCCAGGTGATTGTCAATCTTGCGTTCCACCCTAGTCAACACCTTGCGCACATATGCGTGATCGTCGGCATTCTCTCGCCTGGCACGCTCAATCAGGACAGCAGGCAGGACAGCTGCCGAGACGATGGCAACTGCACTGATGAGAGCTACGTATATTTCTGTTGGCATGAGTGTCCAGCCATTGCTGCACTCTGGCTGGTACTGATTCTGCCTTGAAATATCGGATATGCCACGGCTCGGCCCCCGATTGGAACTCCCAGCAGAATCCGAAGCTCATGCAGTTGGCTTCCATCCAGTCCAGGCGCTGCCCTGACGCTGAAAATATGTCCACTGCCAGGCCCAGATTGTGGGTCGAGGTGCCAGGCACTGCCATCGGGGCCAGCCCTGGCTTGAGGTAGTACTTCTGTCCTTTGTACATGCGGATGGATTTGCTGTTGTTGATTGGTGCTGTGGTGTACCGGGCTAAAAAGCCTTTCTCTTGGGTGGCTAGGTCGCGGTACGTGTCGTACACCGAGCTCGGCTTGAACGGTCTGATGCCATCGGCGTGTGCAGCTTTACGCATTGCCTCCCACGCTTGAGCTGCCAGCCAATGCAGCCGACCGTACGGCCTGATCGAGCGCAGCAGGTAGGCAGGTACTTCACCTGGCTTGACGTTGCCTAGGTCAGCCGGGAGTCGTACCGGCTTGACTGGTCGGTTCACTTGCGTCCGTACCGCGTGTCTTTAGTGTTTGCCCAGGCGTAGATCATTGGCAGCACGGCTGCGATTCCGGCTTTTAGCGCGCTTTGCACGTTGTAATTGCTTGACATAAGCACGGCGACGGAGCCAGCGACGAATGCTTTGAGCCAGTCCTCGAGCATTGGTGCCCATTTCATGTGTCAACCTTAGGGTGCCGGTGGGTAGGGATTGGCTGCTTTGACTGCTGCTACAGCTGCACGCCACGCAGCTTCGGTGCCATCACCGCGTTGCCACTCGAAAAACAGGCCATCCGATTGCTGTTCGTAGGCGGTACGTCGAGCAGCCTCCACGGTCGCATATTGGTTGGCGTAATTTACTTGGGGCCATTGGGCATCAAGTTCGGCTTGCGTTGGTTTTGGTGTGTTGTCCAACCAAGTGAGGCCGTCATACTCATAGCCATTTAGTGTCCATTGCGTACCCGGATAATTTGTAGTGAGGATGAGTCCGTAGTCGATCATGCTTTTACTTCCATTGCCGTGATTGTGCTTGCGGAATTGTAAAACGCCAAGCTTCCAGTTCGATTCAACGTGACATTGTTACTGTCATTCGTTTGGAACTGGATTTTGTACGTTGTGGCGCTAGTTGTCGCCGGACTATCCAAGTACACAACCGTCACGCTGTCCAACCCACCGGCTGGTGTATCACCATGCCCATACCATGCATCCGTTCGACCTCCAGCCGACGCGCCTAACGCAATCGCCGTGGTGTCGCGCACCAGTCTCAAACCGCGTTGAGTGCCACCTGCTCCACCAAATGCCAAGGCTGCAATGACTAGGATTTTATTGCTTGCACTTGTTGGTGTGATGCTTACGCTCATGCCTGTCACATCGACGAACGTATTGCTTGTCGTGAGGAAAGTATCGTCCTTGAAGGTGCTGACTACTTGTACGACACCAATGTAATCCTGCAGCGTATTTAGTTGCGCTGCCGTCAATACCTGACCACTTGTAAAGGTTTGTTTTGTTGGCATGGTTACCTCATCCTAATACGTTGGTGGAGTCCACCGTGCCGTACACCAAGTCATCCAATATGAGCTGGAATACCACTGTGGTTGGGGCCGTGTAGTACGTAATGCGATGCCCTGACGCAAAGTCAATGCTGCCCTCAATGCCTTCGATGCTCAGCTCCGACGTAAGCGTTGATAGCCCGGTCACGGCCTTGGTAACCGTGATGGTGTCACCAATGTCCACCGTGGCAGCCAAATTGCGTTCCGTGTTGTCAAGCATGTTGAAACGTGTGCTGACTGCTGTGTAACGCGGCCCTGGCTCGCCCTCAAGCAAATAGTCAGCCAGATCGTCAATTTCGCCTTGTTGGTGTAGCAGACTGCCGGTGACAGATTGCGACTGGATGAAATACGTGGCCTGACTGGTCAGATCGTCGGCGGTGGCTGTCGTGCCGTTAAGTGCCTCAACGTATGCGCGATTCACTACGCCATCGGCATCAAACTCAATTTGCACCTCATCGTATGGCGTTGCTGTGCCATCATCAGCGAACGTCAACACTGAACCACTCAGCGTGGCACCCACACGTGGCTGGAATGTCAATTCGCCATCCCTTGACATGAACAATCGCCCTTGCTCGGCCTGGTTGATTGCATTCAGATATTGCATCGTGTTAGTGCCAGCATTGACGTTGTATGCGTTGTCATGCCCAAGGTTGACCGTGCCAGGGTCAATGTTGGTTGTGCCTTGATAGTCAATTTCAGGAAGTGCTAGAACTGTCTCAATACGTTCGCCCGAGGTTTCCGCACTCGGGTTGAACGCAGCAAACTGCGTTTGTGCAAGCAAATAGAAATCATCTGAACAATTGACCTGCACTTCGTTTGGCCCAGCCAAGGCAAACAAGTAGTTGTACCCGGTCACGTAGCCCACAAACAAATACTCGGATTCACGGCTCAGACGTACTCGACGCATTGGTGCTAGGCCGGGTTTGTCGTTTGTCGGGTCGTAGTAGGGGCTGCTGGTGTCATATGGGCCCAGGATGCCTGTTTCGTCACGCATGTTGAAGCTCATGGTGCCTGCACCGAACTGATCGTCAATCTTTTGCCGACCGCGTTTGTAGCTGACCCGCGTCACATATTGGGTGATGTCTGCGTATTGAGTGCTTGGCCCCAGCGTGTATGTCGTATTGTCCAACACGCCTTTCACTGAATCATCAAGCCTGAAACTGTTGAAATCAAAGCCGGTATCAAGCTCAAGCAGGTAGTTACCTGATTGGACAACACTTGTCGCCATTACGCCACCAAGATGTTTGCCGGGCCTGATCGACGGTTGTACTGGCGCAACGCATTGACAATCACATCGCCCAAACGCTCGTCAGCGACGTTGGCGTTGATGTTGATGGTCACATTGCCCATTTGATTCATCTTGGACAATGGGATAACAGCCTCAGGGCCAGCCTCACCAACGACAGCCAATGTCGGCCCGGTCACAATGCCGCCATCGGCAAGCCCTGGTATTTTGCCTACCAAGCCACCAACAGCGCCAGCAATGCTGCTGACACCTGGGATCTTGCCTAATGCACTAATCACTTTGCCCACTAGATCGAGCGCGGCTTTTAGTGGGCTGATGATGTATTGCTTGAAAGCGTTGCCTAGAAACTCTGCGGCTTTGCTGACAACACCGAACTTCTTTTCCAAGACAACGAATGCAGCTACTAGGGCCGCGATGCCAATGATGATTAGTCCGATTGGGTTGGCGCTCATCACAAAGTTCAACGCCGCCTGGGCAACCTTTACGACTACCAATGTCGCTTGGTACACCTTCATGGCTGCGTTGACCGCGAGCACAGCAGCTGCCAAACCGGCAACGACACCAATTGCTATGGCGGTCACATCTTTGTTGGCTGCCATAGCCCCGGTGAGGCCACTGAGCAGTTTGGTGCCTTTCTCAACAATGGGCAGCAGGATCATGCCAAGCTCGGCCTGCAAATCCTTGAACTGAGCCGTCAGGATCCGTTGGCTGTTGGCTAGGCCGTCGCTGGTGCGCTCGAAATCGCCCTGGGCATCGGTCGTGGCTTTCATGATGAGCGACTGCGTAGCCAGGGTCTTTTGCTGGGCTGTCAGTTTGTCCGTGGTGCCATCAAGGGCCTTGTTGAGCGACTGCTCGGCTTGCTCCAACGCCAAACGGCTCTTTTGAGCTTCAATGGAATCTTCACCAAACTTGGCAACGGTTTCCTGATTTTTTTGGAACGCAATGTCAACCTTTTGCAAGGCGATGTTCAGCTTGTCCTCGTTGATGGTCGTGGTAACCAATCCCATAGCCATTGCCTCGGCTGCTACAGCGTCAGCAGACAGCAGGACACCAAATCGTCGCAGGGGCTCGCTTTCGCCTCTTAGAGCGGCTCCTAACGCTTGTACGGCCTCCTCTGGGCTGGTGTTGTTAAATGATGCCAGGTCTGAGGCGAGGCTGGTGAAGTCGGTGCTGAATGATGCCAAATCTTGCCCGGTGAGCCCAGCAGCCTTGCCGAACGTGCCGAATGTGGCTGCCGCGTCGAGCGCCTGCTGTCGGGTTTGGCCCAATGACGCTGCTGCCGTATCGGCAAAGATTTGTACTTCGTTGGCGGCTTCACCGAATATGACGTTGGTTTTGCTGATGGTTTCGTTGAGATCGCTGGCTGCGGTGACTGCTGGTACAGCTGCGGCTGCGATACCAGCCAGGGCTGCGGCTGCCGGTATGGCTGCTTTTTTGATGGCAAACTGGGCTTTCTTGCCAGCGCCTTCAAGGCTCTTGAATTCGTTGATGGCCTTCTGGATGCCTTTGCTGTCAAACTCAGAGACGATTGGTAGTGAAACAGCCATATGTCAATCCTACGAACCTTGATTTGATACGAGATTGCGGCCCACCTGTTTCATAACATCCTCAACAATTTGTGTCATTTGTTTCTCAACTTCGCTTTTGTTTCGCTCAAACGAAGGCCACAGTGTTCGGGAACCTTTGTTGTACCGGCTATTCAGTACCGCAATCATTTGAGGGCCGCCCACCGTTCCAACCAATTTGCCATGTGAGCCAACGCGACTAAATTGACTTACAGTGCCGCTGCTTTTGCGGCCTGCAATATCAAACACGGTGTTGATCAAACCCTTGAACGTGATGCTGAATGTGCCTACGTTTTCTAGGTTGCCTCGAAACTCTTTGACTCGGCGTGTGTTGATGCGAGCCGAATACATGGTTCTTGCTTTGATGCCCGTCCAGCCACTAGCAGGCAACATCTCGTAACCACTTTTTGTTTTCCAGCCACCTTCCATGCCGGTCATGGGTGCAATCGTTGGGATAATTGACTGAGCGTCTTTGATGACTGGTGCAACGATTTTTTTGTAGTCTTTCGTAATTTGTCGGCGCAAGGTAGGCGCAATCTTGTTCAGTTCCTTGAGTGCCTCTTTGACACCGTAAATTTCAATGCGTGTTTCAGTGGGCACGGTTTGCCTTCTTTGCTAGAAGTAACACGGTAGCCAAGTCATCCATGTCGAACTCAATATCGGGGGGCCACCATCCAGTTGCCAGAAGCAAATCTGCTAACTGTCGCCTGATGCTGTGGCTTCCGTAGGGTTTGCTTGCGCGGAATCCACCACGTCGAAACTGTCCACCGCCAACAGCCAAGTGTCGTAATCGCGTGATTCGCGTTTGCCGACCGTCAGCTGATGCCAGCACATGAACATCAAATCGTCAATACCAATGCCGCCTTGGAGATCGCTGACACGGCGCTTGAACTTGCGTTCCCATGCAGCGACCGTCGCAATGGTCGTCGTGATTTGTTCTGTAACCAATTCCGCTGCGGGTGTCGTGTACGACACCTTGATGGTTAGTTTCACGGCGTGGTGTCCTCGACCAGCACGCCGCCTGTGACGGTGATTTCCACTTCGGACAGTTCACCGACTGAACCGTTCACTACGTCGAGCGATTCCAGGTAGCCGCCAGTGATTTGGAACTCGGGATTCGTTGCCGAGATTGCATCCCCGGTTGGCTTTACTGCCACGTACACGTTGGTGCCGACCAATGCGGTGAGGTCAACGTAGGTGCCTGGCGTTGCCGAGTATTCCATCAACAGCGTGGCGGTGACCGTAACGTTGGTGAGTCCACCCACGTATTGGCGGCCTGTGTTGCCGAAAGATGTGCTGTCGAGTGATTCACGCGATTTGGTGATGACGACGCTCTTGCACTGGTCGGTCAAATCCTTGATACCGGCGAGGTTGACACCGATGCCGAAGGTCGGGGTTGCGAGGTATGTGGTTGCGTTGGCCATGTAGCAGATCTCCTCTACGTCGAGGGTCGCTGCTTACCCGTTTGGCAGTCTAGTAGCCCTATGGGCTGACTTTGGTGCGTATTGTTAGCTCGTACGCAGGGTAGTCAGCGCCGCCATATGAAACTGTGGTGGGCCGTGCCTCGGTCAATCCGATTTGTGCTGCACGGACTAGATCAGCCAAATCCAACAGCTGATCAAGCGTGCGATTGTCGCCGGTGCCAAGGCCGACTATCACGACGCGATATTCCATGTCTGCAACCACGTTGCTAGCCATCATGATGCTTGGCGCTTCAACTATGCAGCAAGGTACGTTGATATTCCGTGGGTCATCAAACACACGTAGCCCGGTAATCGTGCCAAGCTTCGTTACCAGCTGGTCGTAACCATCCTTGAACATGTTCGCCATGTCAGGCCACCTGTGGCTTATTGACTCCGAGCAGGCGCAGGATCTGTCCGTAATTGCCAGTTACCGGGCCACCTGTTGCTAGTGGGTCAAACGATGCAAAGGCTTCGGTGCTGCCACGCTCGCGGTACAAGATGGCTGCGTACTGCACGGTGCCCAACTTGGCATCGCCACCTGGCACCGAGCTTGGCGAGTCGAAATAGCCGGACTCCTGACGCTTGCGGTATGCGAATTGGTTGGCTGCGCTGATTGCCATGTTGGCAACGTCCAGGTCGGCGCTCGGGTTGGTGAATGTGAAGCCCAAGTAGTCCTCCAGGTCATCCAGGACAATCCAGGAGCACGTGATGGTGTAAGTAACACTGCCGGTGGCAGCTGCTCGATCAGCGTCATCCGTGGTCAGCGCGAACTGCACCTGATTCGGGATGATGGTGTCAGTGTCGTACTGGTAATCACCCTGCTGCGATACGCCGATGAAGTAATACTCAGGCAACGCCAGAATCTTGTGCGTGCCATTCCACGTGGCGTTGATGCCACTGATGGTTATTGACTGTCCGACCTCGAAGTTGTGAGGCTCAAGCAACTGAACGATGGCAACATTACTGACAACCTGTTTATGGGTTACCGAGTAAGTCGCCACCGTTCAGAGTCGCCTGGAGGGAACGAACTATCAAACGCTGGTGCGGTTGATGAACTTATTTGCGTCAATCATCAAAGTGGCAAAGTAGCCACGGAACTTGATGTAACGCGACAGCGAACCGTCAGCCGCCTCGACTTGGATTGCACCCTTTTGCTGCTCAAAAATCTCGAAGCCCGATGGGTCTCCGATGATGAGCGTGCTTGCCGAGAAGTTGCGATCCACAACGACCTGGAGGCCGAATGCGTTGCCGCTTCCTACGCCGGGAACCAAGTTGCCAAAGGCGTTCATTGGGCCGACTTGTGGGAACAGTGGGCGGTCAGCTGTGTCGGTCAAAGCGCCGAGCTTTTCCCAGATTGCTGGTGCCACGAACATGTGGGTCGGCAGGTTGCCGTTGCTGTTGCTGAGAATGTCTGCTGAGGCCGCGTACACGAACTCCACCCACTTGGTTGGGTCGGTGAGGTTGGCATCGGTGAGCGTGAGCGTCACGGTTGCGCCGGTGTTGAGTGCGTCAGCTGCCACGTTGTCGGTTTCGTTGGCGTAGATACGCGCCATGTCATCGACCAGAAGGCCGAGAACTTCCGGCTCAGTCCAGTCCATGTCCTCCTCGGACAGGCGAACGTATCCGCCGTACACATCCTTGGTGACGTTGTTGTTTGAGACAACGAACGTGCCCTGATCGAGGTTGGCGTTTTCGCCGTTGGATGCACCAATCGTGGTGTTGGTCGTGACCTTCGGGCGACGGAACACTTTGCCGCCACCGGGCATTGCCTTGACACCGATTGCATCGCACACCGGGCGCAGGCCACGGAAGTTGTTGTAGACCGGGCCGAGGATTGGCTCGGGCAGGATGCCGGGCGTGTCGGTCGTGACTACATCGGGCGCAGCAGCCTTGATGTTGGCAAGGAACTCTTGCGCTTCGGATCCACCGCGGATGATCTTGCTGATGTACTCAGCAGCTGATGGCAGCTTGAACTCTTTGCGCGGTGCAGCGAACAGCATTTGTGGTGCTGGTGCTGGTGCAGGAACTTCGGCTGGTGCTTCGACCTTGACTTCTGACATTGTGGTTGTCTCCTCTTGGGGTTCGGTCGCTGCAACCTCTGTAATCATAGCGCCCTTGAATGCAGGTGCTGTTACCAATGATAACTCCACCCAGTTCGCTTTTTTGATGATCATGGTGCCGTTGTCGTCGTAAGTCGCGTCAACTACGTCCACGCCGACCGATACCGAGTCAACGGCCTCGTCCTTGATGAGCTCGAGCATGTCGTTGCCTTCGGACGTGGCGCTGATTCGGGCTGTGAACAGCATGCCTTCCTCGGAGTCCAAGCGGCCTGTGACTACGCCGACCGGCTGCTCAGAATCGTGATATTTCAACAGTTTCGGCTTCTTGCCGGTCACCGGGAGGGCACCGCGCTCAAATTTGACGCGAGTACCGTCACTGACGGTGGCCTCGGTATCCCAAGGTACGGCGACACCGCTGATCGAGCGTGGTGACTCGCCCTCCTGGGCGAGCACAAAGGTGTTCTCGGCTGTTAGGCGAATCATGATGCCTCACTTTCGTCATTAGAGGGTAGCCCCCGAGCCGGTGCAGCGTTGTCCGACTCGGGAGACATTTCTGCTTCCTCCAGGTAGCTCTCCACGTCTAGGTAAATGTAGCGACCGCGTGGTGTCACGCTGTTTTGGCTCAAAGTTTGCTCGATGCAGTCAATGAATGGTTTGGCACCGAACAGGTACAGGTCTTGGCGTGCTTGCTGTGCGTTCTGATACGTCATGCCCGAACCTGATGGTGCACCGACTAGGTACGGAGGGATGTTGGCTAGGCGTGCCATCTCAAGCGCTTGATATGTGCGTGCCTCGGTCAACTGCAGCTTGCTCGGATCCATGTACGACTCTTTCCAATCGACATACTGGTTCAACGCAGCAATCGCATTGTTATTTCGTGCAGCTGCAAAGCCAGCAGCGAGCTCGCTCAGCTCCTCGCCACTCAACGGTTCGCCCTCGGTCTGCTTCAGTACACCGGCTGGTGTCTGATTCTTGGCAAAGCGTTCGGCGCTGGTGTCCAGGTTGATGTTGGTACGAATCGAGCGTGCACCCATCGTCAGCAAGCCCTGAATAGGGCTGAGAAACTGCACTACGTCATTTGGGTCAAGCCGATAGCCGTTGAAATACACTTCCTTGCTCGGGCCGAACCATTGTGGGCCAGCCTGGTCACGTGTCTGCACGTTGTCTGCCGGAATCCACGTGAACGTCGCTGGAAAGCCGTTGCCGAATCGGCTGGTCACAATCCAGAAGGCGCGTCCGTAAAACAGCAGGTCATCAGTCGTCCAAGACATGATGAAATTGCGTGTCACGTTCGGGTCGGGCTGATGAAACCATGTGTCATCAGGCAAATGTACGTCCTCGTAGTCCTCGCCCACCCACTGTTTTGAGTACTGGTGAATCTCCAGGCAGCCGACCATCGAGCAGATCAGGTCACGTGCCCGGCTGATGGTTGGAATCTGGATTGCAGCCGACCGATTGAAATCGGTCGTGTACGTCATGAAGTTGCCGACAAGCGGATTGCCTGCTGCACCGGCTGCGCCAATCTGGGCGTTGGTGTTGTTCGCTACTGCGCGCTTCAATGAGAATGCCATCGTGCGAACAGTCTAGGCACTCGATGCAATGACAGGACGGTTGACCATTGGGCGTGGTCGGCTCATCATGCCAACAGCCCACACCAAGCAACGCGCCAATTCAATCGGCCCGGACGACTTCTGCGATGACAACGCAATCGCGCCAGGAGTACGCACCGCGACAGCTCGCCCAACATGCTCAGCCAACATCGTTTCACCAGTGTGTTTCACGCGACCTTCGTTGATCAGATTTTTGACCATCGACGTGTACCGGCTGATCTCCTGGTAGCCGACCAGCACCCTGCGACGTTGCAGATCGGAGGGGCAGTTGGTGTCCAGTGTCGGCGTGATAGCAACTTGCAAGCCTGAGTTGGAGGCCAACTGGTGTCGAATGTTATCCCATACCTGTGTGATGGTTTCGCACATGAATGCGACAGTCGCAGTCAGCATCCCAGCAGTATTCGCGTTCACACGTACAGCCACGTACCGGCCATCGTCTAAGGAGACTTCCACGGCGAGCACGCCGCCAGGCAATGGTGGCAAGTCGGTACGACAGGACTCCCACCGTCCAGGTGGCAGCCACGAGAGCTCTGATTGCACCCATAGGTTCACGCTAGAGCGCAGGAAGCCTGCACGATTTGGGCCTTTGGATTCGGATTGGACTGTGCGTATGTCGAGCGTGTGTCCGAGCGCCGGGTTGGCGTACTCCCACGCAGCTTCGCTCATCGGATCAAGTTCAGGTGGTGGACTGTATTCAGCCAGGTACACACTGCCAGTGCTTTCACCAGAGTCAATGGCGCGTATGCCTTGCTCACGCCATCGCAACATGGCAACACTGTCCTCAGTACCGGCAGTACTCCACATCGAGCACAACGGATTCGGCCTGGCACGCTGCGTCGGCAGCAGGCCGATGTCCAATGTCTCTGAGTCAATGCCAAACACTTCGTCGGCAATAATCAGGTCAACAGACATACCGTGACCACTCGATGGCCTGGCTGCTTTGACATACCATTTCGAGTCACCAACCTTGATGCTGTTACGACCATACGCCCACACAGCTTTGACACCGAACTTGGACTCAATGATTGGGGCCAAATCCTGAAACAGAGCAGTCGCTAGATCGAGCCGGTGGGCCGTAGTCAGGATTGTCTGAGGCCCGACCTGCGTGGCATACTGCGTCAACCACCACCCAGCCAACGCCTTCAGGGCGACGGTTTTTCCGTTTTGTCTGGCAACGGACACAAGTGAAACATGGTTGAGAAACTGCCCTTTGGCATCGACGGCAAGTTGATTGTTGAGAACATGCCTCTGCCATGGCATGAGCTCCACTCCGAGAATGCGCTCAGCCCAATCTGCAACTTCCGGGCCGTAGCTTCCGGCAGCATCCGTGATGA